GGTACATACAGCTACCAAGCAACCGTCACGGATGGTTCAGATAGGTTCAAAGTTGAATCAGGAACCATCGATATCATTGCGGACTTCGCGGACAAATCGACGGGTTACGATGACCGGAGTTTCGCGAAGAAGGCGCTCGATGCCATCGAGGCCGTTATCCTCGGGCGAGCATCTCAGGCGCAGCTCGAATATGCCATAGCCGGAAGGCAGCTCAAGTTCATTCCACCGGCTGAACTGATGGATCTTCGCGACAGGCTCCGCGTCGAGTATCGCTCGGAAGAGGCCATGAAACTGACAGCACGGACAGGAAAAAGCCGGTTTGGTCAGGTGCAAGTGAGGTTTAACTGATGATGGACGCAAGGGCAAAGCGGCTTGAGCAGATGCTCGCTGAATCAGGAAGCATGAGCATGAAGCCATTCGGGCCTCAGGCAGTGTCGCCGAGCGTCAATCACTCGAAGAACGGAAAGCGACAGTTTCTTGCCGCCGCAGCTGGGCGACTGAACTCAGACTGGCCTTCAGTCAACATGTCAAGTGACGAGGAATTCTTTAGGGAGCTCCGGACCCTTCGTGGTCGGTCCCGTTGGCTGGCTAAAAATAATGGGTACTATCGCCGATACCTTGATATGTGTGTGGACAATATCGTTGGTCCGAACGGCGTGCGCCTTGAAGTCAAGATCAAGAAGGCGAACGGTGATCCGGACAAATCCGCAAACGACGTGATAGAAGAGGCGTGGCGGTCTTGGTCGAAGAAGGGCGTTCCGATGCGCCGATCACAGTGGACCCGTGTGGATATGGAGAGGTCCGCTGTGTGGTCGGTTGCGCGTGACGGTGAGGTGTTTTTCCGCAAGTGGTATGGATCCGGAGAGTACGGGTTTCAGCTTGAGATGATTGACGCCATGCGGGTGCCGACGGAAATGAACATCATCCAAGGCAATGGCGTCGAGGTGATCAACGGCATCGAGTACACGGACGGGGACGTCACTGGGTACTACATCGCACGCCGAGGTATGCGCCAGGACTTCACCAGCGAGAACTATGAACGAGTCGATGCAAAGTTTATCCTGCACCTTTTCGTTCCAATCTTCGCCGAGCAGAAGCGCGGGTTCCCGTGGTTGAGTGCGGGCATGTCGAGGATACACCAGCTTGATCGTTACGAGAACGCCGAGATTATCGCCAGCCGGGTCGCTGCCGAGAAGGGCGGGTTTTTCAAGAGGACGGCGGCTGCTGATACCGGGTTCAGCGGTGACGGCGAAGATGAAGATTCTGAGATTCAGTACATGGACAGCGAGGCCGGATCGTTCGGTATCCTTCCGGAAGGGTATGATTTTGCCCCCTGGGATCCGACGCACCCAACCAATGCTTTTGAAAGTCTGTCAAACAAGTTGCTTAAAGGTATCGCTTCCGCCGGCAACGTCAATTATACCAGTCTCGCTAATGACCTCTCTGAAGTCAACTACAGCAGCGCCCGTATTGGCATGCTCGAAGTCCGCGACTTCTGGAAGGGTCGTCAGAGCTGGCTTGTGGCCTGGTTCCATGACGCTATTTATGGCGAGTGGCTGTCAATGGCCATGTCGGCAGGGAAGATTCGACTGCCGCTCTCAAGGATCAACGAGTTCAAGCGAGTTTCATGGGTGCCTCGCTCCTGGGCGTGGGTCGACCCGCAAAAAGAGGCGAACGCGAACAAGGCAAACCTCCTGATGCGCGTCACGTCGCTGTCGGACATCGCCGCGTCGCAGGGTGACGAGATCGAGGATGTTTTTGACCGCCTGGCGAAGGAGAAGCAGATGGCGGACGATGCGGGTATAGATATGACTGATATTTTTGGGCCGTTCAAGACAGCACAGCAAGTCCCTGCGGCACCGGCGCCAAGTCGCACAATTGGCCGAACGGCCATAAACTGAATGGATATGAGCATGCAGAATACTGATGGTATGGAGCGCATGGAGGTCCGGACTGGCATCCAGTACCGAGCAGCCGAGATAACGGTCAAGGCCGAAAATCCTGGTAATGAAGAGCAAGCACAGGATGGACAAGATGGCTCACCGTCTTTTGAGTGCTATTTCTCAAGTGAGGCTCCGGTACAGGATCGCATGATGTGGGACGCCACGAACGGAGATATCGTTTTCGGTACGGAAATCCTCCTGCACGGCAACGACAATGTCGATCTATCATGGATCTCGTCAGGACGCGCTCCATTCCTGAAGGACCATGATCAGGAAGAGCAGGTCGGAGTCATCACTGGATGCGAACTTGACTTGAGTTCACGGGCTTGCAAGCTGACCGGAATCAAGTTCAGCAGAAGCGAAGGTGGATGTGAGCTGAAGCAGGATATTATCGACGGAATACGCAAAAACGTCAGCGTCGGATACGTAATCCAAGAGCTTGTCGAGGCCGAGCGCGGCGTCTATCACGTCACTAAATGGAAGCCCTACGAGGTATCGTCTGTCAGTATCCCTGCTGATGAGGGTGTCGGGTTCCGCAGCGCAGAAAGATTTTTTTCAACGGTCGTTTACAGACGACCACTTACCGCACAAACACAAACAATAAACAAGGAGAGGGACATGGATCCTATCAATGAAACCGGCGGGAACATGAATCCCGCTCCCGTGGTCGTTGAGACCGAAAACATCGCGTCGCAGATCGCGGCACAGGCTGAGGCCGCAAGGCACCTCTGCCCGAAATCAGGCGAACTCGCTGCTCGTGCTATTGCCGAAGGCATCAGCCCGAAAGAGTTCTACGAGCGCCACCTTGCACCGGCAATCATTGCCGAGCAGGAGCGCCAGGCAACCGTCCAGATCGGCCTTACCGCCAAGGACAAGCAGCGCTTCAGCCTCGTCAAACTCGTCCGTCACCTCTCTGGTGATACGGTCGATGCAAAGTATGAGCTTGATGTCTGCGATGCTTACTGCTCCGCTCGCGGCATTTCGTCGCAGCGCGGTGGCGCAATCATCCCGCACGAGGCCATTCCGATGTCAAACCGTGCAGCCATCATCAGCTCCGGCACCGGCGCTGGCGTGGTCGAAGAGATCCACAGCGGCGAAGTGATCGAGTATCTGCGTGAGCAGGCCGTGCTCGCTCGTGCTGGCGCTCGCTTCATCAGCGGCCTTGTCGGCAAGTACGACATGGCTCGTGTCGGCGTTGGCACCTCCGCCTACTGGGTTGGAGAGAAAAATGAGTCCGGCGCCGACATCACCACCAGTGCACTGGACCTTGACCTACTCCAGTTCACGCTGAAGACGGTCGGCGTCAACCAGGGGATCACCCGCCAGATGCTGAAGCAGACCTCAATGGATGTCGAGGGAATCGTCCGTGGTGATATCTTCGCATCGCTTGCTGATGCCATCGACCTTGCTGGCCTCGCAGGCACCGGATCGAGCAACAACCAGCCGGCCGGCCTGATTGGAACCAGCGGCGTTGGCACCGAGACACTTGCTGCAGCAAACTCTCCAGCATGGTCTGATGTAGTGAATATGGAGACAGCTGTCGCAGAAGCAAAAGCGCTTCGCGGATCGCTGGCCTACATCGCGCACCCGACTCTGATTGGCAATATGAAGCAGACGCTGAAGGCTTCTGGCGTATCCGGCTTTGTTGCCGAGAACGGCCAGGTAAACGGCTATGGTCTGTTCAGCAGCAACAACGCAATCGCATCCAGCGTCAAGCGCATCATCTTCGGCAACTTCGCCGAGCTGATGGTTGGCCTCTGGGGTGGCATCGAGGTCGTGGCAGATCCGTACACCTACTCGCGCAAGGGTATCGTGTCGGTAACTGCGTTCCAGGATGTGGACGTGCAGCTGCGCCATCCGGCCAGCTTCGTCTCCAGCACCAACCCTACTTAATGAGGTGACATATGAGGATTAAGATACGACGAGGTGTCAACGTCCAGACCGCAAACGGCGTGTCCCCAGCTTCGGCTGGGGCCGTCGTCGAGGTCACCGAAAAATGTGGACGTGAGCTGATTGCTGATGGCCGTGCGGTGATTGCACCAGAAGAAAGTACGCAGGCGATACAGCAGGAAGTGAGAGAAGAGCCGATTAAGAAGAAGATGATGAAGCGCTGACATGTTTGCCGAAGACCTAACATCAATGTTTGACGAGATCTACGGTTTCGCGGTGCCAGCGGTCTACAAGACCATGGCTATCTCCGTCCTCTATGACGAGGAGTATTACGCAGCCAACGGTCAAGAGGTAGACATTGAGAGCACGAAGCCGGCTGCTATTTGCAGGTCGGTAGATGTGCTGGGTGTGAAAATCGGTGACAGTATTACGGTCGACTTGGCTCCGTACACCGTGATCAACGTTAAGCCAGACGGCACAGGTATCACAGTGCTCGCCTTGGAGGATGCATGAGTCATGTCAGAACACAGATACGAGATCGTGTGGCGGTTACGCTCTCAGGTCTCACGACGACCGGCGCGAGGGCATTCAAGTCGCGCATCTACCCGATGGATTCGGCTGCTATGCCCGGCATCTGCGTGTATGTGAAATCCGAGAAGGCGATTGAAGAGCGAGACATCCTGCTGGTCAAGGAGGTTGATGTCGTGATCGATGCGTATGTGTCTGGCGTCACTTGGGACACAAAAACCGATACCATACAAGCCGAGGTCGAGACTGCGCTCTATGCAGACCGTAACGCAACGACGGACAAGTATCTGAACGGATTAGCTTTATCTCTTGAATACTCACAAGCCGACAGTCAGTATGTCGGAGATGCAGCGGTGCCGTATGGCGTCCTGCGGATGATTTACAAGGTGCAGTATGCGATCACTCGCGGGG